GTAACACCAGAAGCCACAGTAAACGGACCAGTTACGTTGGCGTTCTCTGTAGCTAGGATGGTTGTATTTGCTGTGAGGGATTGTGCATTAGTACGGAATAGGCCACCAGCCTTGAAGTTACCTTTGTTCTCAGCGGGTGGTGTAATTGTACCAGCTTGGGGTGCTAGGTAGTTTACAAAGATGTTACCTGTACCAGAAGAAGGAGCAGCACTAAATGTAAGTGTAGTGCCATCAGGAATAGTGTAGGCTGCTGTGTCCTGTACGACACCATCAACTGACACCAGTACGTCTTGCACAGAAGATACTGTGGTAGTCAGTGTGAATGTAGTATCGGAACCGTCACCATTAAAGCGTTGTACAGCCTTAGTAGTTTGGTAATTACCCGGAACTTTTTGACCAATATACGGCATTAAGTTATCTCCAAAATACTCATAATTGTATCTGCACTATTAGCTGTATCTGACTGTACCTTAATTACGTCAGTATGCAATAATACAACTTTCTGGTCGCCTCCTATTGGTACAAGTGTACCGCCTACAGGAATAGGTGCATCCTTTATTAAGAATACATTTGCATTTGTCTCTGTGTCTGAAGTATCACTTTCTATTTTTACATCTACAGTTATTTGTGATGTTGTAATATTAGCAATAGACATACCAATAATAGTAGTTTCAGTACTAGATTTGCCAGTATAGATAGTCATATCTGTATTAGCACCCGTACTACCACCAGCAAAGGTTTTTAGTTTAAAAGCGTTTGCCATTATTTACTCCTAATGTACACTAATTATACCATAATTTTTATGGTTTGTCAAGTATTTTTTTATTATCCTAATGCAATAGCTAGTGCAACTGCTGCACCATTTGCGAATGCCTGTGTAGATACAGTTCCTGATTCATCAGCAAATGTAAAGGTTCTATTTACTGTTGGGTCTGTAATAGCAAGAGTAGTAGTAACACTGTCTCCTGTTGTGGACCCGTCAAAGGTAATTCCTGTATCCGATACGTTACTAGCCGCACCAAGTTGACTAGTTACGTATGCTTTAATAGACTGCTGTGTAGCAAGTGCAGTAGCACTATTTGTTGCCATATTGTCTTCATCAAGAATAGCAGTAACAGTTGCACCAGAGGCAAGTGTTAAACTTGTACTTGCTGTTACCGTAGTTCCTTCAAGAGCAGCAAATGTACCTGCGGCTGCACTATTAGCACCGATTATTGTACCATCAATCTCACCAGCAGCAATGTCTACTTTGCTAATATCAACTTCACCAGTGCCGTTTGGAGTAAGAGCAATATTACCATTAAGGTTTGTGCTGCTAATAGTATTGCCATTGATGTTAGTGTTATCTATATCAAGGTCAGTATTAATTACGACTGTACCAGTACCGTTGGGTGATAAGTTAATATTACCATTAGTATCCGTGCTAATAATAGTGTTACCATCAACATTAATATTACCAATAGTAGCACCACTACCATTTAGCTTCAAGCGTTCTGCTGCAGTAGCACCCGATGACATAGTTTTAAATATCATGTCAAATTCTTCTGCAGTAGGTGTTAATCCCGCAGCTACAGATTCAATAACACCACCAGTTTCAATTGTGCTTGCTGCAGTTTCAGTTGAAAACTCAACACCTACACCAATACCAACAGCAGGTGTGCCTGTGCTTTTAGCTTGCAATTTTAGTACATCTGTAACACCATTAGTAGTGCTGTTTTCCACATCAAGCAATACGCCTACATCAGCTTGGTGTGTAAGTGTTACTTCACTATCTACACCAAGATTAATGATTGCACCGTCAGAGGACAGAGATACATCATCATTTACTACAAGATCATCTGATACTGTAACACCTGTTGTTGTTACTTCTAACTTTGTAGAACCGCCTTGTTGCAGTTTAAGACTACCAGTACCAGCGTCATTAATAATGCTGTCACTTGCATTGTGAAATATTTCTAAATCGTTGCCTGTTCCAAATCTAATTTTGTCATTATCTATAAGATCAATACCTGTACCAGCAGTAATATTACCATTAGCTAGTATTTCACTGAGTTCGTTATTACCTGCTATCTGACCGTCTACATATGCTTTAATAGATTGCTGTGTAGCTATTGCCGTATCGCTGTTAGTTACCATATTATCTTCGTCTAAGATGGCAGTAACAGTAGCCCCACTTGCTAATGTTAAATTTGTGCTTGCTGTAAGATTAGTAAATGTACCTGCTGCTGCAGAATTAGCACCAACAATTGCACCATCAATAGCACCACCGTCTATATCCACAGTAGGAAGATTAGCTGTGCCTTGAATAAATAAGTTTTTAAACTTTAACCCTGTTGTACCAATATCTAATGTGTTGTTAGTCTTAGGTTTAATATCTGTTGTACTTGCTACAAAGTCTTGGGCAGGTCCAAGCACAGTAACGGGGCCACCTTCGCCTGATGTACCATCATGCGTGTGACCACTACTACTATTAAACGCTGCTTCAATGGCATCATATTCACCATCAAAGTCTGCAGCATTAATAATGTTACCATCAGCAATGTTGTTAATAGTATCGGTTCTAGTGTAGCCTTGTCCCATAGTTTCTACCTTCTATCGTTTAATCCATATTCAACTGTCAATGCATCAATTGAATAGGGTGGATTTTGGTCGTTTGATTCAAACTGGAATGATACTGTAAATCCCGAACCAACAACTTGTGTCTGAAATAATTTAAGTAGCTTTGTGCCAAATCGTGTGATACCAAATGTACCACTACCAAAGAAACCAACAGTACCCTGCGTATTTAAGATGCTAATTGGTGCAGGTTGAATTGCTCCCTGACTATCAAAGTCTAGTTTTAAACTTACATCAAATGCGACACTACCTTGCGGGTCAGTATATAAAAACAATTTATAAAATGTTTTGCGTTTACGTGGATCGCTAATTGGTAAGTGTGGCGTAGCAAATGTGGTTTGAATATTTAAACCATCAAACGAATTTCCACTTTCCATTTGATACAAGTAGCCATCATTGTTTGCAAACAGTACTACTTCTACATTCTGATTATAATCGCTGTCTGCTACGTATGCTCGTATGCCTCGTGTTTCTGACCAAGCCATGCCCTCACCACCTTGGGGTGCAAACTGCGTTGCTAGTATGCCTTGAGCATTTTCTTGCGTAATGTTATTATTATATCCAAGTATTCTATACTGTGATTTTTCACGAATTACACAACTTGTAAATGACGTGTTTGAAGAAATAAAACCTGTCATTGTGCTTTGGATTGTTTTAGATACAACAGCTAATCCAAAATCACCTAGTCTATCTGTTCCACTAAGTAGTCTTAACCCGTCAGGGCCAAGAAACATTACGTCACCACCTATTTCTTGTATTGTGTCTGAATCAATGCATCCAATGTCTATTGTAATTGGCTGCAATGAAAAGTCTGCAATGGTAGTGCCAGTTAGCTGATGTATACTATTTTCTGTAAAAATAATTAGTTGTTGTCTAAATACCGTTAGCGCAGTAATTGTACCGCCAACATTAATACTACCTGAACCGTTTGCTACTGAGAAATCCGTGTCCGTGTAAGGCGCAGTAAATGTTACTGTTGTACCTTTAGCAAAAAATAAATGGTTCTTAACTTCTGCTACAAAGGTTGCACCCACAACATCTGCAGGTGAATCTAGTAATACTGTAAACGTAGTATTATCATAAAGTGCTGGTTCGTTTAACCCATCAACAATTGCAATTTTTTCAGTGCCGTTAAAGTTATACTTAGCAAACCTAGTTTTATTAGCACTTTCTCTGCTTGTAGATAAAAAAGTAATTACTGCATTATTTGCTGGACTGCTTGCCAGTGCAGGGTTAATTGCTAATGTAGCACCGCCTGATGATACAGTAGCATTTGCTGTAACTGTATATATTAAATCTATACCAGCAATTTTAAATGCGTCACCTGCTTGTGGTGCAGAATCTAAACCGTCAATTACTAAACTGCTACCAGTTTGACTGCCGCCATCTACAAGTGGTGTTCCATAGTCAGGCACATTAATCTTTGTAAAACCGCTACCACCAGTTTTAAATATATCAGCATTCTTGCAAACAATTGCACTGTCTTCCCATGCTGCTAAACCAAGTGTAAGATAATTAGATGTTGTCGTTTTAAAAGTAACGGCAGCAGCGTTTGCAGGACTACTAGCTAATGAAGTTGAAAGAGTTAGCGTTGCTCTATTATTTGTAGCATCGTAGGTAACTCCACCTGATGCAATCGTATAAGTACCCGTAACCCCTGCTACTTCTAAAGTATCACCTGCAACTGGTGTAGTATGTATTGCAGCTATTATTAGAGTTGTACCACTTTGACTAGCACCGTGTACTACAGGTGCGCCATACGGCGGGATAATACTACTATCGTATTTATCATATCCTTCAATACGTCTGTAACCACCCTCAACAGAAGGCTCAAAGTTACGTAATATTCTTGCGCTTCCCGGTGCATTTGTACCTTGCTGCAAGGGAGATAAATTAGTTATAAGACCACCACGAAACTCAACTGGGTAGGTTTGCCATGCATCCATTGTGATAGCCCCTAAATACCGAAGCCTGAACTTGCTCCACCTGTAGCACCAGTAAGCATATACGACCTTACGTATGGTGTTCTATTAATAAGCTGGGAACGCATATGCTTAATACCTTCGTCAAATTTTTCTTTCATAACTAACGCATCTTGCGTATTACCTCTAAACAAATATCCATAGTGCATTGCACCGTCTACAATAATATGTTGAAATCTTTCTGGAATGGTAGGAACATCTGTTACGGCAGACAAATCTGTAGGAAAAGTGTAATACTCATATACTAGTTCATATGCTTTGTCTGGTTCTGGTGTCATAATAAATTCTAGGCTAGGTGCTTGCGCTACTTGTGTAGGTACACCCTGACCAAGAGAAGAACTGTACTCTTGTTCTATATACTTATCTAAATAATCTTCATAGGCTATTTCTGTAAGCCGTGTAGTAGCATTACCTAATGAAGAATTTTCTTTGATACGAAAAGTTTTAAAGTTAATTACTTTAGCATTTGTAGGAAACGCATAACGACTAGTATTAGCTGTTAGTGTAGTTTCTTGTGTAGTATGATTAAAAGGCCAAAAATATTCTGACTGATTTAAATATCTAATAGATGCGTTAACAGCATCTTTGGCTTGTGAATAAAAACCTGTAGCTGATGCAAAATTAGCTGAACTGAGTTCTACCTCATTCAGCCGCCTGTTTACTGCATTTACTAAGCCAAGAAAATCGTATGCCATATTACATCCTTAATGAAAGTGAAGGGGCAAGTTTCCCTGCCCCCTCATGTTATTTAGGCAAGTGTGTCACGGTCTACTTCGTTAGCAGTCGTGTCACCCTGATCGCTGATGTCCATCATTACAGCGAAAGCACGTAGCTTACCTGCTGTAAATGAAGCACCGCTACCTGCCAACACAAAATCAATTGTATCGCCAGATGTAGAAAGTGCTAGTCCATCAATTGCAACCTGTGGAGCGTAAGCACCATCAGCCGCACCGTCAATGTCAAGTGCTGCAGCAAACTCATCGACATCACCACCAGTGAAGCCAAGAGCAGCAGTAGCATCTGTAGCCGTATTCATAGTTGCAGATTCTACAACTTGAAAGCCAGCACCCATGATTAGAGTATTGGCAGGTACGGTAATTGCCTGAATAGTATCGCCGGGAGCAATGCTATTTGCAGTCAGGTCAATTGTCACATCAACGTAATACGGATTGCGTCCACGCTGTGAGTTCCCTGAAGCGGGATGTAGAACTGCGGTAATGTTAGCCATGTCTTATTCCCCCTTTAAGCCAGATGGTAAGCGGCGTTAACAAGAGCTTCAGGACGAAGAATCTTGCGGCCATACAAATGCATACCACGAACAATGTCAGCGAAGCTGTCAGGATCACGATATGTCTCAGTCTTATTAATCTGCTCTGCAGTTGCAACAGCAGATGAATGACCAGCAACAATCACACCAAAGTTAGTAGAACTGTTTGCACCTGTGAAAGATGAACCAGTACCAACTTGTGGTAGGTTGTTTGAAGTGTATACGGTAAAGCCATGAATGTTACTTGAAACAACACCATTCTGGATGCCTGAACCGCCAAAGTCAGCATTGAACAGACGAGAATCTTCGTCTTTCAGTACTTCAATGAACACTGGGTCAAGAACAAGCCAACGTCCCTGCGTGTCAACATTCTGCTGATCTAGCAGACGAGACATACGGGCGATAACCTGTAGTGGGTTTGCATCTCCAGCATTTGTTGGTGCAGCACCTGAACCAGTACGTGGCAGGATTGCAATTGCATCACCACCCGAACCACCGTTAAAATCCGATGCGTCAAGCTTCATTGAAGCCAACAGTTCGTCTGTACCTGCAGTTGAAACAGCAACAGAACCGTTTACAGTTGTATTAACTGCGTTAGGTGTGCCGTGGATTGCAGTCTGCTTGTAACCAGCCAAGTAACCAAGAACGTCTTGGTCAAACTGGTCAGCGAGGCGGTAAGCCGCACGATCACTTGCCAGTGACTGGAAGTTTACGTGTGAGTGTGCCTCTTCAATGTCGTCAACCTTAAAGGCAAAGTAGTTAGCTTTGTCAACTGTCAGGTTGAAGTCTTCGTCATCAAGGTCTTGAGGAGTGATTGTAGTACCACGCTCATATGCTTTAACTGTAATCTCTGGTTCTTTGATGATTTTAACTGAATCGCCCATTGAAGCGATTTCACCAAAGTAATCAGAGTTGGTGATTGCCTCACAAACAGCGGCCTTGCGGAAAGCAAGTTGCACC